CTGAACGATGGTCGAAGAGGAGACCGTGCGCGGAGCGGCGTCGGAACCCATGTTCCATAAACCGGACAGAGCGCCAGCGGTCGTACCGGCGTTATCGGCGTCCGCCGAAGCGTAAACCTCGCCGAACACTTCCTTCTCGATGGCGATCTTGGCGCGAATCGTCGCGTTCGAGGTCCACTCGTCAACGAATCGCTTGAGGTCCGTCTGCTTCAGGTCCACGGTGCGCGTGACGAAGGCCCAGTATTTGCCACGGTCGATGTCGAGCGTGACATAATCCGTGCCGTAGGTCTCGTACTTGACCGTCTCGCCGTTCTCGTAGTCGTACACCTGAATGTCAGGGACGGTGCGGATGATGACGGAATCGCCATAATCCTTGATCTCGCCCTGATACTCGGTGTTGCTGATCTGCGCCAAGATGCAGACCTCATAGAACTTCCGCAGGAACTTGCCCGAATACTTCTTCGGGTTGTATGCGCGAAGCACAGGCTGGCCCCCGGCAGAGGGGAACACAGGATCGGTGGCCGAAACAGAACCGGCGACCGGAGTGATGTAACCGTTATAGAGTGCCATTTTTCAGTTTCCTTACTCGGCAGAAGGCCAGCGCAACCGGTGATTAGCCGGGGATGATGCGCCCTTCGTCTTCCGCCGATTCGATGTCTTGCCTTAACGCCTCGATTGCGTCAGGTGCCAGCGAGCGCTTGATTGCCCCGCTGTTCAAGTCCTTGTAGAACCTGTCCACCTGAGTCTTCGTGAAGTAAGGCTTGGGTTGAGGTTGATGTGCGTTACCGGCATTCGACTGGCGTGCTCTCACCTGAGAGGCCACACGAGGGTCAACGCCACGAGAACCGAACGTGAAACCAGACTGTTTCGCGAACTCCTCAACGATTTCCGAAAGCCCCTGCATGTCCATGCCGTCCAAGGCTTCCTTCGCAGGCGTTCCGTACTTGATCCGTCCACCCGTTCCCGGAATGGCGGTGTCAAGAAACGCAAGCCACGCGGGATTGTTCTCTGAGTCGAGTTTCACGAAACCGGGGTACTTTGTTTCCATCTGCGAGACGAACGACTGCATGGATGCCGCCTTGTTACCGGCGTCGATCTCCTCGCGGAGATTCTTCGTCGCACCGGGCAACACCTTGCTGATTTCCCTTGCAACCGTCCTCTTGATAGAGGTCGTAATGCTGACAAGCTCATCATCGTCATAAGCCGCGTATTCAGGATATTCCTCGCGGAGTTTCTGAACGTCGGGGCGCTCGTTGGCTGTCTTCGCGGCGATCTCTTTTTCAAGTTCATCCACGCGCTTGCGGAGGTTCTTGTTCTCCTCCGAAACCTGAGTCATGTTCCGTAGCCGACTCTCGAACAAGCCCTGAATCTCGCGCTTTCCAGCCGCGATACGCTGAGCAAGTTCTTCCTGAGTCAACTCGAACTTCTGACCCGCCTGTTCGCCACCCTGATTCGCCTGTTGCGCTTCATCCGTCCGGGCGACCTGACCTTGTTCGGTCTGGCGAGATCCGGCGTTAGGCTGAAACGGCGCATCCTCGTGAATCGTGATTCCTTCCGACTCCGAGGGCGCACCAAGCGAAGACGCATTGAACGTCGAGGCGTCCGCCTCAATCGCTGCATCTGCTCTTTCTTCCGCTTCAAGTACCGCTGCTGGTATTTTGCTCATCTGTTCGCTTCTCCTTAGACGGGCGCACTCGCGAAATCCGTCTGTTTGCGGGGCATACGTTACGCATGGAATCCCGCGTTAAAAGAAGGCTCCTTGTCTTTCGGGTGTCCCGCTGGCCTGTTGCGGGGCCGCAAACTTATGGGCCTTCTCAAAAGTGTCCAAAATGGTTGCAAGCGTCTGAGCCTTACCCTGTGACCTGTAGAGCTCGATGTCTGTCAGCGTGTCGTTGGCCTTGCGCGTCTCATCAAGCTCCTTGCGCAAGAGGGAAAGAACATAGGCGGTCGGCTTGTTCGCTCCAGCCGCCATGAATTGCCGATAGTCTTCCTCTTTCAGAATCACGCTCATTACGCCACCGCCTGTTGCTGTTGTGGTTGCGGCTGACCTGCCTGCTGCTGCTGCGCCTGCATCTGCATCGCCTGAAGCTGAGCCTCCATCTGCTGCTGAGCCTCTGCCTTGGCCTTCTCGATACGTTTCTCAAGCTCATCTGAGGCCGGTGCCAGACAATCCGGGTCAAGCTCGAAACCTACTGCGATGTCACGGAGCATCCGGGCAAGCTCTTGCGGGGTCTGAAGCTGTTGGATGCGCTGGTCTTGACCGACAACCTTGAGAAGTTCCAACTGCTTCTGCGCAAGCTGCTCTCGCATGGTGAACTGGCGCACACCGCACACCTCAACTCGGATATCGCCCTTGATCGACTCGTCACGGTTGTAGCGCATGTGCCACCAGTAGAGGCGCATGATGCAGGACTTCATCATCTCATCCATGTTCGCGACGATCTTCTTGATCCCACGGTTTGCGGCACCGAAAAGCATGTTCAGACCGCTTGCGGTACGAGCCGCTCCTACAGCCGCGTCAGTCCCGTTCGCGAAAGCCGGGATTCCTGTTATTTCATCGGCAAGGCGCATGTAGAATGTGAAAATCTCTATAAGCTCTTTTGCGACAGAGGGGATGTTCCAGAAGTTGATCGGGCGCTGTGCGCTGTTCCCGTTGTTCATGAACGCCCACGTCTTATTGGGCCTTGCGCGTCCGTCATCCATCGGGTGCAACCGGCTCGCGTCATCCATAGCCGCCTGCGGTCCTGAAGCGAATCCCATGTTGACAAGCAGGTTGCGCGTTGTGGCGTTGCAAAGCCGCTGGATGTGGTCGATGACCTGAAGCGGCCCCTGACCCCAAAACGAACCGGGAACCGAATAGACGTGCGCAATGTCAATCGGACGCTCTTCGGAAGAGTCGATGACCCGGCAATAGATGATCTTGCCGTCCATCATGATGGCGTTGATCTCGTACCACTCGTCATCCTTGATTGGAGTCTTGTCGGGCGTCCGCGTGACGCCCATTCCGATAAGCATCTCGCCGGAAGCCTGACCCCAGTACTCGACACCCTCAAGGATCTTGCGGTCTTTAAGGGCCGAATCGTCCTTCTTCTCAAGGCGCTCGCGTTCAGTGTCAGAAGTGACTTTTACAGGAACTCCGGTCTGTCCGCATGATGCCAAAATGCTCAGAATGTTGTCTTCGTAGTAGCAAGGCAACTTGACAAGCTCGCGCAGCTCTTTCGGTGAGTAGCGAACCCTCACGCACAAATCTCCGTCCTGAGCGTCTGTCTGTCCGTTTGAAGGGAACAAGTCCCAAGGCGAAATTGCTTCGCTCTCACGGACAAGCCTGGCTTTGTCGATTACCCTCATCCCGTACTTCGTCTTCTCGTATACGGGAGTCTTGCGCATCCTGATAACCGGAGAACGCAAACCCGCCGTTCCGTATGTGGCGTAGTAGTTCAGGAAAGAGTCTGTCTGGCGTCCCCACCGTCCTTCCGTGAAATCGTCTTTCAGCCGCCTGTCCATTTTCCCGCCGCGCACCTTGGCTTCGTCCTCCACCTCGCGCTGGACACGCTCACGCATCATTGAGGCGTACTGGAAAACAACGTCTTCGCTTGGGGGCTGTCCGGTTTCAGCAAACTCCTTCAGCCAGTCCTGCATCGTGCGCTCAACAGCCGCCCGAACGACCTCTTCTGACATTTCAGGAACGGGAGTCGGCTTGATGTAGAAAGACTTCTCCGAGTCGGAAAAGAACTCTGTAAGCCAAGCGACAAGGGTTCTCTGCTTGTGCGCCGAAATGTTGATGTAGACTCGCGGCTGATTCTTCGCCACAAGGTCCGCCTCGTCTTCAGGATCATACTCTCCGTTCATCTGGCGAAGGCGTTTTGTAAGGTCAGCGTCAACCCCATTGGTCTGCCTGAGAGCCTTGTTCGACTCGAAAACGTTATTGATGTGACCGGCCAGATTGCGCTTGGCAAGCTCCGTTGTCTCTTGGTCTCCGTCTTCGTCCATGATTGCCGGGTCATCATCCTGCATGACACCGGCATAGGCCGCGTTCGCGCTGGATGGCGTCTTAAACTGCGTCGGCGCTTCTGACAGTCCTAAGCCTGTAGTTCTCGGCGCGTTTTGAGTTGACGGAACCGCGTTCATGGGCGTGAATATGAATGACCAATGTTTACAGTCAAGAGTAAACTTTGCGTTTGTGAAAAGCCTAGAAGTATCCCCTCATGTCCAAACTGAGGTCCATGCTTGGGGCTTGGTTAAACTGCCCGACACCCGGATAGCGCTCTTGCTCCACCACGTTTCTTGCAGCCGCCTGAGTCCCGTCACTTTGCATGATGCTTGCGGCGATGTACTGGGCTGCATCGTGAGGGTGAGAGTGAAGATCCTTGAGCGGGTCTCCGCTGTACGCCTCTCCCCTTGTCGTAGACGTGAGCCGCTTGAAGCAGTACCTTCCGATGAACCCCTTGCGCAGAATCGGGCAGCGAGAGCCAACGAGCATACCCGGCTCTCCGTTGTTCATCTTGTTCAGGAAGAAGCGGACGGCCTCTCTCCGGGCAACCGGGGCATTCGTGTAACACGCCTGAGTCGGAATCCCTTCTTCATTGAGAATCGACAAGCATGTTGATTCATCTGTCGCGGCACGGCTGTTACCGGCAGGGTCTCCCTTGGATATGATCCTCATTCCGGGGTAACGGTTCTTGAGAATCGGAGTGACAACATCACGCGCAAACTGGCGTATGCCGATATCGTTTCCAATGATTTCCTCGATAAACCGGAGTTGCCCTTTTGGTGAAAGCTGAGCAATCACGCAAGC